GCCTGTCCAGGACGCGGCTCTCAACACTTCTTCGAACATCACGAGGCTCCGGGTCACCGACGTCGATGAGACGGGCCTCACTACCGACTTCAAGGCGCTCACGCTCACGATCAACAACAACGTGACGCCGGAGAAAGTTCTCGGAGTACTCGGGGCTCGATTCATCAACATCGGCAATCTGGCCGTGACGATCGAGGGGAACATCCTGTTCACGAGCCCCCTTGTCCCGGCGCGGATCCGTGCAAACGCGACGGTAAGCATGGACACCATCGTGAAGAACGCGGACGGGGCGATCGTGACCGACATCCCATCCATGAAGCTGGGAGGCGGATCGCGCGAGCTTCCTGTCAACGAATCGGTCCAACTGACGCTGACTGGTGAGGCGTTCATCGACCCGGTTCTCGACACCGTGTTCGGAATCACAATCTTCCCGATCGTCCCATAGGAAGGGGCACGAATTGACCGCTGACTTCAGTCATATCCGTAAGCTCAATGTAGATGCTACGGAGACGACTCGTTTCGAGCTCATGGAGCTCGAAGGCGAACCTGTTTTGATCGGTAAGTTTGCCGGTGAGGCAAACAGACCCTACTTCAGTTCGCTACTCAAGCGCAGCGCCCGGAGTGCACGTCGCCTTCGGGCCGGGAAGCTATCGGTGCGTGAGCTCGAGGACAATCGCGAGCACGATCGCGAGCTGTTTCCGAAGTTCATTCTGACAAGCTGGGAGGGCTTCAAAGATTCTGAGGGGAACGATGCGCTGTTCAACATCGCCAACGTCTCGGCGCTAGTGAATGCGCTACCCGAATGGATGTTTGACGATGTCCGCAACCACTTCTCGAACCCGCTGTCGTTCATCGAGTCCTTCGATGACGAGGTGCCCGATGAGGACGCGGCTGCCCTGGGAAACTCCTTGCCTCCCGTCTTAGATGGGAGTGTAAGTACAACCGAGACGGATGGTCAGTAAGGGCTGGCCTCGAGAAGGGGCGTCCTCCGCCTGAGTGGTTCGATGATGACGAGGCATACTGGATTCCTCTTGGATCCGAGATCTACCTCGACTGGTTCTGGGATCTTTCGACCGAACGCCCCCTTGGGCTGTCAGTCGGCCCGATCCCAGTGTCGAAGATCCGGGATCACGGGTACGAGCTAGGACTCGACAAGGGAGCTCGCCGCCTGCTGGAGGTGGTGATCAAAGTGATGGACGGGACTTACATGGAGTGGGTTGGCGAGCACCAGTCGCAGTCGTCCAATCCAGCGCCACCCGCCGAGCCCGCTGGGGGCTTCGGTAGCAATCGCCGACGGAGGTAGGCTTGGCAGCCGAGACTTTCCCGATCCAGATCGTGCTGAAGACGGATACCGTCCAGCGGAGCTCGCGCCTCGTCAAGCGCGAGCTCGATTCGATGGAAGACCGGGCGAAGAAGCTCAAGCGGACCCTGGCGAGAACGTTCGCCCCGGTGAAGCTCACGGTCGATCGTGCTGCTCTGGCTTCTTCTACTGTCCGCCTGCAAGGCGTGACCCGGCAAGCCGAAAGGCTCCGGGCTGTTCTGCGCCAGGTGGAACGGGAGCGTCTTACGGGGCTCCCGCGAGCTCTTGACCGAATTCGGCGGACGTCTGATGCGGCAGTCCGGTCTCTCCGTCGAATCCCGGCAGGGCTACGTAACGTGGCCAGGCGGGCACGCGAAACCCGATTTGAGGTCGGTGGGCTGCAGACGGCGATCGCTGCCCTGGGGACAGGTTTGGTGATTCGCTCGATCATCAACAATGCTTCTGCGTTCCAGCGACTCCAACGCCGGATCAAGGCGGTCTCCGGCTCGGTGGAGGAGACCGAAGCCAATTTCGACCGGATTCGGCAGGTCTCCGAAGAGACGGGGACCTCGATTGAGCGGAACGCTGCAACTTTCGCTCGTCTGCGAATCGCGACTCGGAATCTTGGGGTCGATGCAGAACGGACGGTTGGGATCCTGAGAACGCTCAACCAGGCGTTCATCGTGGGCGGGTCATCGTCGGAAGAGGTCCGTTCGGCAATCACCCAGCTGGGCCAGGCATTGGCCTCTGGACGGCTACAAGGGGACGAGCTCAGGAGCCTGCTTGAGAGCGCTCCGCTCCTGGCGGAGAAGCTGGCCGAGCAGCTCGGGGTGACGATTGGAGAGCTCCGGGCGATGGGCGCCGCCGGCGAGCTCACAAGCGAGAGGCTGGTGTTCGCGCTCGAGGGCGCTGCCGGCGATATCGACGCGGCGTTCAAGCAGCTGGGCCCGAGTTTTGAGCAGTCTGTCGCACGGTTGTCGAATGCTTTCATCATACTGGGTGAGCAATTTGGCCCGTTCATCGAAAACCTTGGTGAAGCGCTCGAGTTCATGGCAAGGTTGACTACTGGCGCTGGGGATGTAGTTGGTCAATTTCGTAGGCGCACGACTACTACCGGAGCGGGTGCTGCGGGTGCTGCTGCTGCGGAAGAGGCTCGCGTAGGTGCCGCATCTAGTTCTGGCATTACTGTGCCATTTATCGGAACTTTTGGTCGAAGTGAAGACATCGATCAACAGCCGGCAGAACAGGATCGACTTCGGTTCCAGCAACAGCGACTCGGCAACGAGCTGCAACTATTCCCGCAAGGTGAAGACACACAAGTCCAGCTAGCCAATCTCCGAGAGGGGCTCAACGATCTGGGAGTCAACGCTACGCTGATCGCTGGGATCATTGCCGAGCTTGGGGACCAGACGCTGACGCTCGGCGAGAAGCAAGACATCGCAGCCGGCTTCATCGGCGTCACTCGCGAGGAACTGATCGCGATGGCTGCCGATACTTCTGCTACAGGTGATGCATTCCTCATGACTGCTGGAGACCTCAGCGCGCTTGGCGATGAGACGCAGCGGATTGCCGGGTTGACGACGGACTACGTCACTGTCCAGGATCAGGCAACTGCAAAGATCAATGCTGCCGCCGAGTCCGAACGTCAACTAGCCGAGCTTCGTCGCCGGACTGGCCGTGCGTTGAAAGGGCAACTCCAGAACCTCGATAACCAGCGGAGGCTTATCGGACTTGAGGGCGTAGAGCGAGACGTTCTCATGGAACGCTTGCGTGCTGAGCAAGCAATACGCAAGGCCGGCCTCGATATCGGTTCTGAGGAATCGCAGGCGGCGCTTGCCGAGATCGAGGCTCTGGCTCGCGGCAACGCTGAGTTAGCGGAACGTCTGAGGCTGCTACGTGAGCTTCCTGGTGCGGGCGATGAAGCCCGAACCCAGATGGAAGACTTCACGAAGGTATTGATTGACGCACGCGACAAGGCTCTGCAGCTTGGTGATGCGTTTGCCAATGCGCTGGTCTCCGGGATCGACAGGACGTCAGATGCTCTTGCCGAGTTCGCGATCAGTGGTGCCAACGATCTAGACGCCTTGAAGGAGCAGCTCTCAAACATCTTGCGGAACATCGCGAAGGACATCGTCGCTGCGATCATCAAAGCGCTGATTTTGAGGGCGATCACGTCCGGGATCAGTGGCGGGGCCGCTGCCAGGACTGGGGCGTCGGCGTCGGCTGGTCGAAGGTTCTTCGTCAACGAGGGTGGCCCAGAGCTGTTCGTGCCGTCCAGGTCGCCGCTTTCGGCGTCGGTGGCGGCGTCCAGGGCTTCGAGGCGGGTCTCGAGCTCGGCGAGTCGCTTCGCTACCCGGGTTACCGGCGGTTCGGTGCTCCCTGGCAGTGGCGGGGCCTTCATCCCGGGATCGGGGCTTCCGACCCCCTTCACGCCTCCCTCGTCTGGGACTATCGTGCCGGCAGCGGAGACCGCGGCGATCCTGAACAGGAAGTCGAACGAGAAGACGACGGTGATCCAGGCTCCGGCTCCGGAGGTCTCGGTGAGCGTGACTCCCCAGATCATCGTTGGCGGAAAGGTCTTCCGCGAGGCGATCCGGAACGACGATCAGGTTCAGGCGGAGATTGCTACCGTGGTCCGGGACAATCAAGACGGCATCCAGCAGGGTGGAAGGGGATAGCACGTGGGGTTCATCGCATCTGGCGGCGGGGCAGGGATGGAGTGGAAGGTGGCGCCCAGCGCCATCAACTACATCGATATGCTCAGGAAGGTCCTCGCGTTCGCGGATGACACCAACGATAGCGTGACAACGATCGGCGCTGTGGTCTCCGGTGGAAGCAGTGGCTACGCGGTGGGCGACTTCCTCCAGATCGCAGATGGTGCCTCATCTGAGGTATTTCCGTCAGTCCTCGCGAATTGTCGGGCCACGCTCGAGGTTACTACCGTTTCAACTGGGGTGGTGACGGCTGTCCGGCTCCGACAGCAGGGGTGCTACTCGACGATCCCGACGGACAACGGCACTCCGGACGAGTTCAACACGGCAATCATCACCGGGTCCGGTGTCGGTGTGGTGACGATTGCGTCGGTCATCTTCGCTGGGAATGGCTGGGTGCCGGACCGGATCACGCAGGAGGTTGCGACGGTCGCGGTCAACGCTGGCGGTACCGGCTACTCAGTGAGCGATGTTCTCTCTGTGGTCGGTGGAGATACGCGGACGGGCTACGACGCCCCACAGGCCACAAATGCGGCGACCGTCACCGTTTCGTCCGAGTCCGGTGGCGTGATTACTGGACTTACAATCACGACGCGCGGTATCTACCATCGGAACCCTGGGCTCACGGCGATCGCGACGACTGGTGCTGGGAACAACGATGCGACGATCGATCTGACTTTCCAGGATTTCACCGACTCGACGACGGACCGCGAGCTCATCATCACGTCGTCTGGCGGCTTCCACGTCGGCATCCGTTCGTACACGAATGGTTCCACGGTCGCCAACTGGGAGATCATGGGGATGCAGCAGTACGTCGCCGGCAACGACTGGGATGCGCAGCTGGTGCAATCTGTCGGGCGCTACCCGGACAACGACTTCGGGTCCTACGTCATTCTGGAGGACGAGGCGTTCGATTACTGGATGCGGATCACCGACAGGGCGATCATCATCGAGTTCAACATCGCTCCAGGGGTCTACTCGAACATGTGGCTTGGTGCTCACGACAACTATGGCACCGCTGCTCAGTTCCCCGTGCCGCTTGCTGTCCTTGGGTGCTCATCGAGGCATGATCTCAATCAAGGGTCGACGTCTTCTCGTTGGGCTGGAATGAATCTCTGTATTGCGTCTGCGTCGGCGGACTCCGCTGGCCCGGGCCAAGTGCTCACTCCCGGTGGTGGCTGGGTGACGGCTCGCAACGGGTTCGGCAACGCCTCGAATGGAGACATCGACCGGATCACGTCCTACTCCTTTGCGAACATCATCCCTGGCGGCGATTTCGATACGATCGGATCGGCGTTCCAGACGGCGGATGAATTCATCGGCGATTCGTCGGTGAGCGCACTTCGGGAGCGTTGGGCCTTCTGGTGCTTGACGGAGGACCCGGCCGGCACCGGGGTCGGCGGGCAGGCGAACACGAACCGCTTTGTCCCGATGGGAAACGAGGGGGACCCGGAGCTCCCGGTGCTCTGGGAAATGACGATCGCGGACACCACCGGTGCGGACCCGAGATTGCTCGGAGAGCTCGGCGGTGTGCGATTCCTCGACCAGAGGATCGACGGCGGCGGCGGGTTCATCAACGCTGAGGACGAGATCGACGACGGGACCAACTACTGGTACGTCTTCAACAACTGCAATCTCGATCGCCACTGGACCTACCACGCATTGCAGGGGGCCTGATGACGGTTCTTAACGACCAGGGGATCTCTAGCACCGACGACATCATGGCGGCGATCCACACGTTCCTGACCTCGACCCTGACGAACACTTGGAACAGCGTCGACGGGATCGACTTGCCTGGCAATACGCTCGACCTGGATATAGGGGACCTGTTCGTCCAGTACCAGTGGGCCGGCGATCAGATCGACATGAGCCAGTCGACGGCCTCCTCGACCCCGGTGTCGTTTGGTGGAGAGGCTGGCGATTCGTCGTTCGACTCAAACGTCGATTTTCCACTGACTATATCGGATGCGCAGTTGTGGGTTTTCGCAAACGACGTAGCGACGGCGACGGATCGGTACGCACACTGCATAGTCGAGTTCAACCGTGACGGCCGCTACATGCACTTCGGGTTCGGCCAGATCCGTGACGCCGACAAGTGGTTCACCTGGGCTGGCGGCGCCTACAAGTACGGCGCAGAGTTCAACCTGACGAGCAACGGTGACGAGCCGTGGTCCATCAACCACCGTGGCCCGTGGCTCGACTCTGCCCACGTAGCGACCGCAGCGTCCGGGAACCTCGCAACGATGCGGGCGACGCTACTTCGGAACCAGATCACCAACTCGAAGTGGCTTGCTTTCTCGGAGGGGAACCCAGCGACGATCGACAACGTGCTCGACGGGGATGCAATCGCCGTCTCGACTGGCCGTGCGTTCGGCCGGTACGGCGGAGGTCCATCGCTGGCATCGTTCCAGAGGGGTGCCGCCAATGCGGCATCGATCAACATGATCCCGATTCTCACGACGTTTTCGGTGAGCTCGAATCTGTACATGCCGCTTGGGACCATGCCTGACGTTCGGTTCGTGAATATGGGGAACATCCAACCGCAGGAGCAGAAAGTCATCGGGTCGGATACGTGGCAATTCTTCCCATGGGGGCAGAAGCTATCATCGGTCGATCCGACGGTGCTCGGTACGCGGAACGCCGGCTGCGCTTACCTGGTGTCCTAGATGACCACCTTCTCGACTACGCTCCAGGGTGACCAGCTCTTTCCGGTGACGCCGATCGATTCGACGATCGTGGCGCCAACGATCTCGGCGAGCATCTCGATCCAGGACGAATTCCCATCGTTCGCATCCCCGCTGACGACGACGCTTCTCGGGCACCCGCGCGACGTGATCGGGGCCCGGAACCGGAAGTTCTTCGGAGGCTTCCAGAGCCTCGGGCTCGGGGACGACTTCTTCGATGACGTGTACGTGCTGCCGGTGTCGATCGACGTGGGCATCATCTTGTCGGTCGTCATCGTCGAGGTGGAGGTCTACAGCTCTTGGAGGTCCGGGGATGTCTCCTGGACGGCTTACGACGATTCCTCGGCCGGCGCCGGCGTTACGCTCTCCAATCCTCTCCCGCCGCCCCCCACGGTGGTCATTGGGCCTCTCTCGGGGATAGTCCACGACTTGACGATCGATCCGATCGGCCCGCCGTCGATCGCGGGGACCCTCGAATTCACGATGACGGACCCGCTCGGGGGGCCTGTCGCCCGGTCGATTCCTATTTCTGGGCAACGGTCGGTCGTGTTTCCGTTCCTGCCAGAGTCGCCGATCCTGGAGATCTTGGAATGGGTCACAATGATCCGGAGGGCCTCGAACGGCCAGGAGCAGCGCGCGGCGCTCCGGGAGGTCCCACGGTCCACGTACGATTTGGCCTATGTGACAGAGGGGGACGAGCGCCGGAGGCTCGACAGCGCGCTGTTTGACGGCCAGGGGCGGGTCTACGGCGTGCCCGTCTGGTTCGAGTCTGTGGATCTGGTGAATGACATTGCCATCAACGACACCGTGATCACTGTCACCAACACGGACTGCTCGACGTTTGCCGAGGAGCAGGTTGCGGTGGCCTGGGATGGCTACGACAATTTCGAGGCATTGCAGATTGCTTCCTTCACATCGACGACGGTCACGTTCTCGAGCCCGTTCACCAAGGCCTTCACGGCCGGCGCCCTGGTCATCCCTGTCAGGACGGCGGTTCTGCTCGAGGCGGTCGCCCAGGATCGCTGGCGGGTAAACCTGCAGCGTACCGCGGCGAAGTTCGTGGTGACCGACAATGGCGTGGACCTCTCGGACGTCTCGGCGTTCAGCTCCTACACCCCGGCGTCCGGCGTGGCTCGAGTACTGCTGGATGACGACAACTTTGTCGACGGGGCTACGATTCGGGAGCAGTGGCGCCGGCTGATCGTGGCGATCGACAGCCGGGTATCCTTCCCGGAAATCTTCACGAACCAGAGTGTTAGCAAGCGGGCGTCCCAGAAGGGGTTCTTCACGAGGTCGCGACAGGAGCTCTGGGACATGCGACGGCTCTTGCACGCGCTGAAGGGGAGGCGGACGGCCTTCTACCTCCCTACGTTCGCAGAGGATCTCGAGGCCATCTCGAACATCGCGTCGGCGGATCAGGCAATCACGGTTGCGGACATCGACTACACGAACCTGATCCAGCGCCGGCAGCCGAGAGATCTGCTCAGGGTCGTGGCGACGGATGGGACGAAGTCGACGCCGAAGTTGATCACCGGTTCGAGCAAACCGTCCCCTGGCGAGGAGCTCATCTCAATCTCCCCGGACACGGTTGGGATCACGGTCGCCGTCGAGAATGTCGATAGGGTCGAGTACATCGAGAAGTCGCGCATCGATACGGAC